CTACTACATTTCTTTGTTTACAATTGTAATTTAGTTTACATTTGTGAATTGTAAAATTCATTATTTTGTTTTGAAGTATTGAATTTGTATACTTTTACTATATTTGATTTAGTAGTTATTATTGTAGTAAATTCAGTTTGCTTAATTGATTTGATAATTGATTTTAACATTGTATATTGTTTTTCTTTTTACATATATATTATCCAAATGATATCGTATTTAGTTTGTAAAAAAATTAGTTAGTTATTTTGTATATAAAAATAAAATTGTAAGTAAAATGCAAAAACTTTTGACGTAACGTGTTGATAATCAGGCCCGTAGGCTAAATAAAATCGATTTTCGTAATGGGCTGGGTATCAGGTAAATAGGTGGCAACACAATTCTTCTACATTTACAACATTTTTTATGTGACATAAGCCTATTAACAATACCTAGTAACAGGCTAGTGTCACACTTCTTTACCTAAGGATATTACTAGGGTAATATCTAGGGTTAGAGATAGGTTATTAGAGATAGAGAGTAGTAGGCTATTGTCATAGTGTAAATTACTATTTTACCATGTAATCATATTAGTATGAGAAATAAGCCACTAAAGGGATTGATAAAAAGATCACCAATAAAAACAAATTATAATTTTACAGCAGCGAAAGATTATTCTCCAGGAGCTACAAAAGGATTACCAGGAGATAAACTAGCGAGTGCTCTTACACCTAAGACAATGATTGACGTATTGCCTGTAGGTAGTAAAATTTATAAGTTTGGTAAGTTAATTAAAAACTTTATAGCTTAACATGGCAAAGCAAAAGCTTACACCTACAGCAAAACGTATGAAAGCTATTCGCGATAAGAAAGCAGCGATGACAGCAGATAGACGTAAGAAGAAAGCTGAGAATCAACGTAAGCGACGTGCTGCTAAAAAAGCAGGTAAAAATATAAAAGGAAAAGACTATGATCACAAGGATTGTAAGTTTAAATCAATAAAAGCCAACCGTGGTAACGACGGTAAGGGTACTAAAAAAGAAAAATAAAATGCCAGGAACACACGACAAATCATCACCGTTATACAAAGGTATAGGTAAATATAAAAGAAAACCAAAAGGTAAGAGAGGTTTTAAGATGAAGTCTCCACTTAGAAACGAAGGAGTAAAAACTGTAATTGAAATAAGGGATGGCGAGGAGTATTTAACTAGATCTAAAGGAAAAGACAAAACAACATACACTAAAGATCCAAAATATGGTAAAAAAGGTGAGAAAGGGAAAAAATGGATCACCAAGGAAGGTGGTGAATATTTTACAAATTAACAAACATAGGGAAAGACCCTAAACCAAGTCAATATTAACCAAAAATAAAACCAAAATGACTTATTTATACTACAAGACTAGTACAATGACTAGCAATACGAAACCGAATGAGAAAACTATTAACCAGTGGGAACATCTAGCTGACAAAAAGAACTGGAGAATCACACAATTACCGAATGGATTTTACCAAACGGAGGTGAATGACCCAGATAATGACAAAAATTGGCATGATGTAACACGAAGAGAAACCATAGAAGGCGCAGAAGCAGCAATTGACGGAAGCGTTGACCATTTCTCAAAGAAATTAGAGGCTACAAAAGGCCCGAAAGTAGTAAAAACGTTCGAATAGAGCAAAATTTAATCAAATTTAATCAAATATGGAATACAATCAGCCTAGCCAGATTGTCAAAGATATAAACTTTGGCGATAATGCTAACGAAAAGGTAGTTGCTGGCGTAAAAAAGCTAGCAAAAGCAGTAAAATCAACCCTAGGAGCGTCTGGTAAATGTGTAATTTACGAAGATGCAATGGGTAACCCGGTCATAACAAAAGACGGAGTAACGGTCGCAGAATCAGTAGTCTTATTCGACCCGGTTGAAAACATGGGTGCAACCCTTATTAAAGAAGCTGCTAAAAATACAGTGAGAGAAGCAGGTGACGGTACTACTACAGCTACTGTCCTTGCTGAATCACTACTAGAAGAAGTAAATAGTAGTACAGCTACTATAAGAGAAATCAAAGACGGGATTAAATCCGGTCTTACAAAGGTAAATGATTACCTAGATAAGATTTCTGTCAAGATCGAGGGCGATATGCTGGAATCTGTTAGTTCAATAAGTTGCAATAATGATGCAGAACTAGGAGAGATTATAGCAGAAGCTTATACTAAAGTAGGTAAAGATGGTGTGGTATTAATGGAAGAGTCACCAACTGAAGAGACGTATGTCGATGTTGTAGATGGTGTACAAATAGACTCAGGACTCACATCTCCACATTTTGTTACTGATAAGGACAAGCAGATTTGTGAGCTTGATAACCCGTTAGTATTGATCGTTGGATCAGAAATCCCTAATATAAGAAGAATACAAAAAGTATTAGAGTATGTTATAAAAAATAAACGCGCTCTACTTATCGTTGCTCCAGTAGAACAGCAAGTTAAAGCTGCTCTTCTTATGAATAAGGTGAAAGGTAATATCAAAGTAAATATTATAGATCTTCCAGGCTTTGGTCCTACTAAAGAAGATACATGTGAAGATTTAGCGTTTTTAGTTGGTGCAACTATAATAAACGAAAATCTAGGTGATGATCTTGATTTGATAGATATAGATTGTTTAGGTGAAGTTTACACAGCAATAACTGATGATAAAAACACTGTATTAACTATAGAATCACCTGGTGATGAGTTACAAGAAAGAATTAAGAGTATACAGAAGTTAATAGATAAAGAAGATAAAAATCCTTTTCTAAAGAAAAAACATCAACAAAGATTAGCAATGTTATCTGGATCAGTGGGTATGGTAAAAGTAGGTGCTAATTCCAAGGTTGAGATGAAGGAAAAGAAAGATAGAGTGGAAGATGCAATATATGCCACTAAAGCAGCTTTACAAGAAGGGATAGTGCCGGGAGGAGGTGTGGCACTATTAAACGCATCTCAAAAAATTTCGACCGACTGCGTCGGTGAAGAGATACTACTAAAAGCTATTACAGCTCCTTATCACACTATACTAGATAACGCTGGTATTATTTGTGGTCTTGATATGAAAGAAGGGGAAGGTATGGATGTAGTTACTGGAGATTTTGTTAAGATGATCGATAAAGGAATCATTGATCCGGTTTTGGTTACAAAATCAGCGTTGAAAAATGCGGTAAGTGTAGTATCAACTATAGTATCTGCAGATTGTGTAATTTCAAACATGAGAACAAATGAAAGCAATCAATAGGTATATAATAGTGAAAAATATAAAGACAGAGCCTAAAAAGGTTGCTGGTCTTATAGTAACAGATGACACAGATGTAGATAATCGTTATATAAAAGCAAATATAATATCATGTGGAAATCTTGTAGAAGGATTAAAAGATGGTGACACGATATATTACGATAAACATGCTGGACACGACATTTCATGGAAAGATACTCTTTATAGAGTTATTCGTGATGGTGACGTTGTTCTAGTAGATTAAACCTAAACCACAATCCTAAAACCTTAAACTTAAAAACGAAAACAAATTATTAACTAAAAAAACTACAATTATGAAAATGTTTCACTTTGTTGACGCCGCGGGCACAGACGAGCATATTGTACCTGTTTCAGAGATCAAAACTATTAAAGTAGGTGATGCCACTTCGGTGATTATATACATTACTTCTTTTGATCCAGCTGTAGCAGCTTACGGTAACGTTGATTTAACAGTTACATCTGGTAAATCTGATGAAGTTGCTTTAAAAATTGCTCAAATTATAGCGCAAGGCGATCATGACGTAACTACTATTGTCGCAGGAGGAGCTGGTTTCGAAGACGTGAGTACAGTTGCATGGACTGACGGTGCATAATCTTGAATGAGATTAACCGCGCAGGATCTGCGTGACATGAATATCCTTAAGTATTACAGGCTCACTAGAAAGTGGGTCTGTAAAACTTACGGGTTAAAAGATGCAGATTTAGAATTATTAATTTATTTAGATTGTAAAGGAAGATTTACACGAAACGATTTTATCAACGGAGTTTATACATATTCGTGGGATAAAGCAAGATGGGACAGGTTGAGAAACGAAGGTTGGATAGATGTATGGAGACATCGTAATAGAACAACTATAATGTACTCTGTATTTAAAACTTCGTGGAAATGCTCTCAAATGATAAGTAGGATATATCGTATCCTATTAGGTGAGGAGGACTTACCCACTTCAGAGAGAAGTGTATTTTACAAGAATAAATCATATACAGATAAAGTTTTCAACAAAGCTATAGATGATATGATAAAAGATAAAGATAGATAATGGGATTTAAACTAGGTACAAATAGAGGTAACTATGCTACTGGTGGTGAAATCAAAACTAAGTTAAGTTTTGGTAGAAAACCTAAAGGCGAAGAATCTATACCTGGTACACCTATTATTAGAGTACCGCTAGAAGAAGGAGTTATGGGAGAAGCTAATATGAATGGTACTATATATATAAACGAAAATATAACACCTGGTAGCTACGAAGATAGACAAGTGATAAATCACGAAATGAGACACGCTACAGATATAAAAATAGGTAAATTATCTTATGCAGATGATCACGTGATGTATAATGGAGAGAGATTTGAAAGAAAAGATATTAATGGCGTTGATTCTATATTAGTAGATGGTAAATGGAAAGAAGCTGGACACACTGGTTTTCCATGGGAAAACGACGCTAACAATGGAATTTAATAATGAATATATTTAAAGATAACAACGATTGGAATGAGAAAACTATAATTGGCGCAATGGCATTTTTTGTTATGTGCGTAGTTATGGCTTTTGATCTTTCAACTGGTTATTGGGGATTAGAATTAACTATAAATGAATTTGTATATGATTCATTTGTATGGGTTACATTAGGATGCTTTGGCATTGCAGGTGTAGAAAAATTCGCAAAAAAATAAATTATGTTAGGTAAACTATTTTCCGGAGGAGCTGCTGATTTGGTAAAGAATGTAGGTGGAGTAATAGATAACTTACATACGTCTAAAGAAGAAAAGCTTGAGGCGGAGAGAAAAATAAAAGAATTAATTGCTAACTACGAGATTGAGATGGAAAAGAATATTACATCACGTTGGCAAGCAGATTTAAAATCAGATTCATGGCTTAGTAAAAATGTTAGGCCTATGGTATTGATATTTTTAATAGTATGCACCATGCTATTAATATTTATAGATGCAGGTGCAATAAAATTCAACGTTAAAGATTCTTACGTTGATCTATTACAATTAGTATTAATAACTGTGATCGGTGCTTATTTTGGCGGTCGATCATTTGAAAAAGTAAAAAAATAAAATTATGGGAATAAATTCAACAGAAGTCTCTTACGGCTTTGGACAGTTAGGTAGTGCTCACATGCATAATGACAACGGTGAAGACTTAACACCACCAGATGATATGGTTATTGTGGCTATCACAATGCTAGATGATACTGTTTTTGACAAACTAACAGCTGATACTAATAACTCAGTAGTATATAGTGGCACGGAAAGTAGCAACGCGTATTTCGGTATTACAAATGGTAATACAGGTGGTAATAGTGAAGTTGTAGACACAGGTATAACTTTTCCAAAAGGATTGACAATAGTTGGTAGATGGACAGTTGTTTCTTTAAACGCTGCCCAAACTTCTGGTGGTATAATCTGTTATTTCGGTAAATAATGTATAATTATCCAAAGAAATTATATGCGCCAATAGGTGGTATTGGAGTAGGTAGCATAGGTGTAAGTCATGTTGCTTCAACTCAAACAGTTGCCGCGGTACTTGGTTTTTTACCTTCGGATATTTCTGATCTAGCATTTTGGTTTAGATATGATAAAGGTGTAACTCTTGATGGTAGTTTAGTTGATACTTGGCAAGATACCACAGGTACGTATTATGCAAAAGCAGCAGACGGTGGTGGTGATAGACCAACGTTTAATACTACGCATATAACCTTTGATGGAACTACTGACTCTTTAGAGTTCTTTGAATCAGATGGGACTACTGCCAACCCTATAACGCTTAATACTAGTGATGGGGGATGGACAGTAATAGGTATTTATACAGATGATGATTGGGATGATGCTAATACAGCAATTGTTGGTGATGCAAACTCAAATCAACATTTCTTCAGACATAGTTCTGCAGCTGGGGGTAGTAAGTTTACAGTTAAAGCAAGTAATCAAACAAGACATCTAGCTTTAGATAGCTCTTTAACAGATAGTCGATATTACTCGATAATGATGACTTGTAGCGCAGCGGGAGAATTGCTTTTATATATAGATAACACAGTACAGTCAACTGGAGTAGAATTTTCTGATGACACTAAAGATTTACAAATAGAAGCTATAGGTGAAAGAAATAACACTGATTTACTAGGTGGACATGTTAAACATGTTTTAGCTTATGATAAAATATTAACAGCTACTGAAAGAGGTCAAATACAAGGTTGGGCAAACGCATTTATAGGATAAAATTAAAATTAACTTAAATTAAATAAAATGGCAACAACAAAATTAAAAGGTACTAGTAAGAAAATTAAAGAACTTAAAGGTATAAAACCTGAAAAAATAACTGACGAGCAGTTAAAGAAAGTTCAAGATACTGTAAACAGTATAAATAGAACACAATTAGAATTAGGTTCTATGGAAATAAAAAAGCATGAAATGATGCATAGTATTGCAGCTCTTAGAGAAGGATTAAATTCATTGCAGTTAGAATTTGAAAAAGAGTATGGTACTTTCGATATTAATATTCAAGACGGAACAATAAACTATTCAGAAAATGGCGAAGCTGATAAGAAAGATTAGTATCGGTAAGGATTATAAAAACGATGCTATGCATTATGCTGTAGGTCAAGAGGTTTATGGAGGTCATGTTATTTGTGATATACTGGAAGAGGAAGATAAATATTCTATCTATATCAAAAAGAAAAAAGATGTATTACCTTGGAAAGACTTTAATAAAAATATGGCTGTATCTGTAGAATATAATCTAGAATACTAATGAAAAGCGTTCACAACTTTGTTGTAACGCCAAAAGGAAAGAGATATAATAATACCACTAAAGTTGGTGATTCAGAATTAATACTTAATACTGAAATTTTTAATCATCAATACGTGAATAGAGAAGCTGTTATTGTATCAACTCCAATAGCGGGACATACAGAAATACAAGCTGGAGATACAGTTATAGTACATCACAATGTGTTTAGAAGATGGCACAACATGAAGGGTGTAGAAAAAAATAGTAGAAGTTTTTTTGATGAATCTACTTATTTTATAAACCACGATCAGATCTTTTTATATAAAAGAGACAAAGAGTGGATAGCTCCAAAAGGTTATTGCTTTATAAAACCTTTAAAAGCTGTAGATCAATTTAATGTTGAATCTGAAAAACCTTTACAAGGTATTGTTAAATATTCAGACGGTACAGTAGAGGTTAATGACTTGGTTGGATTTAGACCAAGTAGTGAATATGAATTCGTCGTTGATGGCGAAAGACTATATCGAGTTTTATCTAATTTTATTACTATCAAATATGAATATCAAGGAGACGAAGAAGAATATAATCCAAGCTGGGCAAAGAGCAGTTGATGAACTGATTAAAGTCGCTAAGGAACCTATTGTAGATTCAGATGACGATATATCAGCTGATAGATTAAAGAATGCTGCAGCTACTAAAAAACTAGCTATATTTGACGCATTTGAAATACTTAACAGAATTCAAGAAGAAGAAAACTTGCTTGAGGGCAAAACACCTGAAGAGACAAAGGAAAAAGTCTTTAGAGGATTCGCAGAAGGTAGATCTAAGTAATGTACGAGCAAGATTTAGTTAAAATAATAGAACCTGTAAAAAAAACGACTATTAGTCGTCTTAATAAATCTAAAAAATGGGAATATGGATACAATAAAGAACATGATATTATCGTTATATCAAGAACTGGGCAAATTGGTGAAATCTTGCAAGTGCAAAACCTGCAAATTGCTTTGCCTAAGGTGCCAAAAAACGTGTACTTGCATCCCAAAAACAAATGGGTAAGATTTGAACAACCTAAAGATTTAGAGAGATTAAAAAATATATTTGATTGGAGAGCATATCCTGAGGAGCAAAAAGAACAGTGGTATGATTATATAGACGAAGAGTTTAAAAGAAGAGAAGATGGGTTTTGGTTTACTAACAACGGAAAACCAACTTATATAACTGGAACTCACTATATGTATCTACAATGGAGTAAAATAGATGTTGGAGCTCCAGATTTTAGAGAAGCAAATAGATTGTTTTTTATATTCTGGGAAGCATGTAAAGCAGATAAAAGATGTTATGGTATGTGCTACCTAAAGAACAGAAGATCAGGGTTTTCCTTCATGTCATCTGCAGAAACAGTTAATTTAGCCACTATTTCGAGTGATAGTAGATATGGTATACTTTCTAAAACAGGTGCAGATGCAAAGAAAATGTTTACAGATAAAGTAGTACCTATTAGTATAAACTATCCTTTTTTCTTTAAACCTATTCAAGATGGTATGGATCGTCCTAAATCTGAATTAGCATATAGAGTACCAGCTAGTAAGTTTACAAGAAAGAAGATTACGGCTAATGAACAACTAGAAGATATACAGGGTCTAGATACAACTATTGACTGGAAGAACACTGGTGACAATAGTTATGATGGTGAGAAATTATCTTTACTAGTACATGATGAGAGTGGTAAGTGGGAGAGACCTGATAATATACTAAATAACTGGAGAGTTACAAAAACTTGTTTAAGATTAGGTAGTAGAATTATAGGTAAATGTATGATGGGTTCAACAAGCAACGCGTTGGACAAGGGAGGCGATAACTTTAAAAAACTATACAATGCATCAGATGTCACTAAGCGAAATAGAAATGGTCAGACGAAATCTGGTCTATACTCTTTGTTTATCCCAATGGAATGGAACTACGAAGGATTTATTGACGAGTTCGGAATTCCAGTATTCACTACTCCTGACAGCGATGTGTTTGCCCCAGACGGTGAATTAATAGATGTAGGTGTAATAGATAATTGGCAAAACGAAGTAGATGGTTTAAAAGATGATCAAGATGCTTTAAATGAATTTTATCGTCAATTTCCTAGAACTACGGAGCATGCATTTAGAGATGAAACAAAAAATAGTATATTTAATCTCGTTAAAATATACGAGCAGATAGATTATAATGAGGAAATGACTAGGACATTAGGAATAACAACTGGTAATTTCCAATGGGTGAATGGGATAAAAGATTCACAAGTAATATTTTATCCAGATCCAAAAGGTAGATTTAAAGTTAGTTGGGTTCCACCCCAGCAACTACAAAATAGAGTGGTACTTAAAAACGGTATAAAATATCCTGGTAATGAACACATGGGAGCATTTGGTTGTGACTCTTATGATATATCGGGGACTGTAGATGGAGAAGGATCTAAAGGAGCATTACATGGTTTAACCAGGTTTAGTATGGAGGACGCTCCTGCGAATAGCTTTTTTTTAGAATACTTATCAAGACCACCTACAGCTGAAATATTCTTTGAAGATGTATTGATGGCATTAGTATTTTACGGTATGCCAATACTCGCGGAGAACAACAAACCTAGATTACTTTATTATCTTAGAAGAAGAGGTTATAGAGGATTTAGTATGAATAGACCAGATAAAGTATGGAACAAATTATCTGTGGCTGAAAAAGAAGTTGGAGGTATACCAAACTCCAGTGAAGATATAAAACAAGCTCATGCCGCCGCAATTGAAATGTATATTCAAGATCACGTAGGTATGAAACAAGATGGTACATTCGGAGATTTATATTTCAACGAACTTCTAAATGATTGGAGTAAGTTTGATATAAATAAAAGAACAAAATATGATGCAACAATAAGTTCTGGTTTAGCTATAATGGCAAATAACAGACATTTATACGCACCAAACGCTAAGGTTGAAAAACCTAAACTAAATATAAATATTTCTAAGTATAGTAATACTGGAACAAATTCACAAATAATCAAATAATAAATATGGCAGAGTCTGGCATTAAAAGTTATTTTCCAAGTCAAACCGTAAGCGATGCTGAAAAGCTTAGTTATGATTATGGCTTAAAAGTAGGTAAAGCAATTGAAACAGAATGGTTTGCTAATGATAAAAGTCTTAGTAGATATAAATCTAATCACAATAATTTTCATAATTTAAGATTGTACGCAAGAGGTGAACAATCTATACAAAAATATAAGGATGAGTTATCTATAAACGGTGATTTGTCCTATTTAAATTTAGACTGGAAACCAGTTCCAATTATTTCTAAGTTTGTAGATATAGTTGCTAATGGTATTGCAGAGAGAACATATGATATAAAAGCATATTCTCAAGATAGATATGGCATTAGTAAACGTACTGAGTATATGGAGTCCATACTAACTGACATGCGTACTAAAGAATTAGATGCTTTTTCAAAAGAGGCTTTTGGTATAGAACTTGCTGAAAATGATATTGAAACTTTACCAGATACTCAAGAAGAACTAGAGTTGCATATGCAATTGACTTATAAGCAAGCTGTAGAAGTGGCGGAAGAGCAAGCTTTAAATGTTTTATTTGAAGGTAATAATTATGAGTTAATAAAGAAAAGATTTTATTATGATTTAACTGTTTTGGGTATTGGGGCTACTAAAACTTCTTTTAACACTTCTGAAGGTGTAGTTATTGATTATGTTGATCCAGCTAACTTAGTTTATTCTTATACAGACTCACCTTACTTTGAAGATATATATTATGTTGGTGAAGTAAAATCTATACCAGTAAACGAATTAGCAAAACAGTTTCCTCACTTAACAGAAAGTGATCTTGAGGACATAATGAAAAATAAATCTAATAACAAATCTAATTACAACTCAAGATATTCAGTAGACAAAGAAGATAATAACACTGTTCAAGTTTTATATTTTAATTATAAAACATATATGAATGAAGTTTATAAAATAAAAGAAACTGCAACTGGTGCTGATAAAATTATACCTAAAGATGATTCTTTTAATCCGCCAAAAGATATGGAAGGTGGCTTCGGTAGAATGTTAAGATCTATAGAGTGCTTATATGACGGAGCTATGATTTTAGGTACTGATAAATTACTTAGATGGGAAATGGCAAAAAACATGATGCGTCCTAAAAGTGATTATACTAAAGTTAAAATGAATTATGCCATTGTGGCACCTAGAATGTATAATGGTAAAATTGATTCATTGGTAAAACGTATAACAGGTTTTGCTGATATGATTCAATTAACCCATTTAAAACTACAACAAGTAATGTCACGTATGGTTCCTGATGGTGTCTATTTAGATGCTGATGGTTTAGCTGAGATTGATTTGGGTAACGGAACTAATTACAATCCACAAGAAGCTCTAAACATGTTCTTCCAAACTGGTAGTGTTATAGGTAGGTCATTTACTAGCGATGGAGATATGAATCCAGGTAAAGTACCTATTCAAGAAATTACATCTGGATCTGGTGGTAATAAAATGCAAGCTCTTATTGGTAATTATAATTATTACCTACAAATGATAAGAGATGTGACCGGATTAAATGAAGCTAGAGATGGTAGTACACCAGATAAAAATGCTTTAGTTGGTGTTCAAAAACTTGCGGCTGCAAACTCAAATACGGCAACTAGACATATATTACAAGCAGGGTTATATTTAACAGCAGAAACCGCGGAGTGTTTGTCACTTAGAATATCTGATATTATAGAATACTCACCAACTAAAGATGCTTTTATTCAGGCTATTGGAGTACATAATGTTGCTACGCTGGAAGAAATGTCATCATTGCACTTGTATGATTTTGGTATATTTATAGACTTAATGCCAGATGAAGAAGAGAAAGCTATACTCGAGAATAATATTCAAATGGCTTTACAGCAGCAAAGCATAGAACTTGAAGATGCTATTGATATTAGAGAAATTAAAAATATAAAGCTAGCAAATCAAGTTTTAAAACTACGTAGAAGCAAGAAGCAAGAAAGAGATAGACAAATACAATTAGAGAATATACAGGCTCAAACACAGTCTAACACCCAAGCTGCTGAAGCCGCTGCTCAAATAGAGGTTCAGAAAAACCAAGCATTAAATGCTAGCCAAGCAGAGATTGAGCAATTAAAAGCTCAAATTGATGCTCAGAAAATGCAACAAGAAGTTGCACATAAAAAAGAGTTGATGGAGTTAGAATTTCAATATAACATGCAACTTAAAGGTATTGAAGTTGACGGTATGAAGGAAAGAGAAAAACAAAAAGAAGATCGTAAAGACGAAAGAACAAAAATTCAAGCAACTCAACAAAGTGAGATGATTGAACAAAGAAAAAGTGGAAAACCACCTAAAAACTTTGAGTCCGCAGGTAATGATATACTAGGAGGTGGATTTGACTTAGGTAGTTTTGATCCTAGTTAGAATTTATTAATTATTATTATATTATATTATGGAAGAAAAAGATGAAAAAGTAGTTGAAGAAACTACACAAAAAACAACTGAAAAAGTTGAAGAAACTCCTCAAATAGATGAGAGTAAATTTCAAAGTGCTGGAGATGATAGCGTTTTAAAAATAGATTTAGATAAACCAATAACACCAAAAGAAAATGAAACTAAAGAAGATAACGCTGACGACAGCGGAGTGGTTGCAGAGTCTGAAAATGCCGACGCCCCACAAGAACAAGAAGAAGTACAACCGGAAGCAGAAACACAAGAAACTCCAACATTAGAAGAGGTTGAAGAAAAATCTACAACCGAACAAGTTGAAGAAATAGCAGTTGAAGCAGAAGAAGCTATTAAAGAAAATTTAGAAACCGGTAAGCCACTACCAGAGAATATCCAAAAGTTAATGGACTTTATGGAAGAAACTGGCGGAGATTTAAATGACTATGTTAAATTAAACCAAGATTATAGTAAATTAGAAGATCAAGATTTATTATATGAGTATTATAAACAAACAAAACCTCATTTAAACAATGAAGAAATTAACTTCCTTATGGAAGATTCGTTCTCTTACGATGAAGATGTGGATGATGATAGAGATATACGAAGAAAAAAATTAGCGCTAAAAGAGCAAGTTGCCAGCGCTAAAAGCCACTTGGACGGGCAAAAGTCCAGATACTATGAAGATATCAAAGCTGGTTCAAGGCTTACGAGTGAGCAACAGAAAGCAGTTGATTTCTTTAATAGATATAACAAAGAAGCAGAAGAAAGTCAAAAAATACGACAAAACAGTAGATCAAATTTTATGAAAAAAACTGATCAAGTTTTTAACAACGAGTTCAAAGGTTTTGAATATAACGTTGGAGATAAAAATTATAGATTTAATGTGAAAGATGTTGATAAAGTAAAAACCGAGCAAAGTGATATTGAAAAGTTTATGACAAAGTTTGTCGACAAAAAATCAGGTGCACTTGTAGACGCTCAAGGTTATCATAAAGCTTTATTTACAGCGGCAAACACTGACGCTGTTGCAAGACACTTTTATGAACAAGGAAAAGCAGATGCTATGAAAGATAGTGTTGCTAAAGCTAAAAACGTTGACATGAATCCAAGACAAAGTCATGGTGAAGTTGAAACGGGAGGTTTAAAGTTTAAAGTGTTAGGTGATGATTCTTCTGATTTTAAGTTTAAAATTAAAAATCGAAAATAAATAACAATTTAAAATTATTACAAAATGGCAATTACAAGTGCAACGGCTGCAAATTTGACACCTTCACCGGTGAAAAAGGCGATAGCTTCAAACTATATGGACTTTGCTGGCGG